CGTGGGTGGTGCCCTTGGGTGCGTCGTAGCCGTGGTCGCGGTAGGTCCGGCCGACGCGGGCCGGTCCCCACTCGCCGCTGCCCGGGGTGACCTGGCCGCGCAGGAACGCCAGGCGCGGCGGGAGGGTTGGGGCGGTGTCAGTCACGGTCGTCACCGGCCTGCGGTCCGGCGTGCACGGTGAAGCCGCCGTCGGGGTGGCGGATGATCCAGTCGCCGAAACGGGCGACGACGTGGCCGGGCTTCACACCGATGCGCATGCCGACCGTGGCGAGCTTGCCGTCGACCGCCTCGGTGTACTGCTTGGTGAACACGCCGTCCCGGTCGAGCTCGCGGTCGATCCGGCCGTAACTCTGCGGGGTGACCTGCCACGTCCGGCAGCCCGCCTGCTCCAGCGCCACGACCGGGGCGCAGTTGGGGCATTCGGCGCGGACGTCCAGGAGTGGCGCGCCTGCGATGGCGCGGTCCATCTCCTCGTCGGTGACGTCCCCGACGTACTCGCCGCACCCGTTGCAGGCGCGCTTCATGTGCATCGTGGTGACGGTCCGACCTTCGTCGTTGACCGTCTTGACGTCGGGGGTGAAGGTGCGGGCGTTCACTGGTCGTCTCCGTTCGGTCCGTGGTCCTTGTCGGCGAGGCGGCAGGCGCTCGTGCAGTAGGTGATCCGGGTGGACGCCAGGGGCCAGCCGCAGTACTCGTAGTCGCCCGGGACGGCTTCGGGCTGGCGGTCGGCGGGCTTGACGGGCGTCGCGGGCCTGATCTGCGCCGCCTTGATGCTCAGGCGGATACAGAGGGCGCCGACGAGGAGGCAGGCGACGCCGACCCCGAGGGCGATCCGCATGTCGGTCACGACCCCTCCCCCGGCGTCTCGGCGGGCTCGACGGGCTCGGACCGCTGCACGTAGCCGGCGCGGACCGTGCGGGCGAAGTCGGCGGCCTCGTCCGGCTCCTGGAGCGGTGCGGCACCGGTCAGCCGGCGCAGGCCCGGGATATGGGCGGAGCACAGGGCCAGTCCGGCGAGGATCAGCGCGGCGGGCAGGGCGATCAGCGGAAGGAGCGTCAGCACGGGGTGCCCCCGACCGGGGGGTTCGGCTGCGGGTCCGGGGTGGCGGGAGGCTTGCCCGGCAACCAGTTGGCGAGGATCACGAGAGATCACCGGCCTTCGCGGCGCCGACGTAGCGGACGTACACGCGGTGCTGGCCGAGCATCGTCCGGGACTCGGCCTCGAACGCACCGGCCGGACCGAAGTAGCGGGTCGACCCGCCCTGAAGCGCGCGGCGGATCTCGTAGGCGCGCTGACGGGCGTATGAGGCCGTTTCCAAGGCGCCGAACAGCGCCCACTCGCCCGGCCGGGACCGCAACTTCTCCGCGAACGCCGTGATGCTCTCCGTCGAACGCGGAGCCTTGGGCGCTGGCCGTTCGAACCGGATCTTCTCGGGCGAGAAGTCGCCATCCGGGGTCGCGGCGAGCGACCTCAGACCGTGGCGGGCGACCTTGTCGTACCGGGCGATGCCCCAGACGATCGCGTGGCAGGCCCACAGGAACGACCAGTCGTAGTCGCGGAAGCTGAACTCCCACGTCTCGCCGAAGTCGAAGCCCTTGAACTCGAAGGACTCCAGCAGCTTCCGGGCCTCGCCCTCGTCGCTCAGGTCCTGGTCGAGGATCTCGGCGCGGACCTCTTTGCCGATGCCGCGCGGCGCGTCGCTGAAGCGGACGGCGTCCACAAACAGTTCGCACACGATCTGCCGGAATAGCTTCTCGGAGTACTCCTTGGCCGCTTCACGGCCGCTGTCGACCTTCTGTAGCCAGTAGTGCGGGTTGATCCCGCCGCGCCGGCTGCGGAAGAAGGGGAGCATGTCCAACTCGCGGCTGAACGTGTAGGCCTCGCCGTAGTCGCCACGGATGGTGAGGCTGCCCGGCCAGGTGATCAGGTCGAACCAGAACTCGTTCGTCCTCGGCTGCCGGAACCTGAGGTGCCGGTACAGCCCGTCGTCGTGCAACACGGTCATCTCGTGCCGCGCGGTGTCCCCGGCGAACCGGGCCGCGATCTCGGGGTAGTCGCTCACGCCGCCACCTGCGTCCCGGCCTGCGCCTGGTCGGGGTGGAACACGCGGTGGACGCGCTCGACCAGCTTCACGAGCTTGGCCTCTTCCAGTGACGACCAGTCGTCCGGGTCGCCGTGCAGGTCGCCGAACTTGCGGTCGGCCTCGGCGAGGGCAGCGCGCTCCAGGCCCGCGAACTCGGCGGTCAGGGTCTCGGCGGTCATCACGCCACCGCCTTGAGGAGGTGGTCCATGACGTCCGCGTCGACCGGTCCGACGGCCGACACCCGCACCGGCAGGTTCCGGCTCTCGGGTCCCGTCGAGATGTACAGCGTCCACACCTGCAGGCCCTCGAACTCGGGGCTGCGGTGTACCGGGCCGCCGCACTCGTGCACCCACTCGGCGAGGTCGTCCAGGTCGGCGACGGTCACGAACACCCCGTCGTGCCGGACGTCCACCACTGGGGCGGGGAGCGGGCTGCCCGGCAGGAACGTCAGCCAGGTGTCGAACGTGATGCGGTTGTCGATGGCCTGCTGGAACCGGGTCATGAAGTCCGTAGTCATCGCGTCACCACCACGGTCTTGGTGAGGCTGACGGCGAGCGCGGGCACGGTGCTGTCCGGGTCTGGGTCGTGCAGGAGGTGGCGCTGCTCGGCGCGGCGGCCGGCGCGGAGACGGGCCGCCAGGGTGGGCACCGGCACGTCCAGGGAGGCGATCGTCAGGGGGGCGGAGGGGGTCATCGGGTGCCGCCCGCGGTGCCGGTGCCGATCAGCACGTCCCGGCCGCAATCGGGGTAGGTGCAGATCCCGCCGTCCGGCAGATCCTCGGAGGCGACCGGCACGAAGTCGTCGCCCGCGATGTCCTTCGAGTGTGCGAGGCAACGCAACAGGCGCCCTCCGTTGGACCGGTAGGCCACGATGCGGTTGGTGTCCGGTGCGGGCTGGGTGAACTCTCCCTCGCGGTCGGCGATGTTCTGGGCGAGCTGCGCGTCGGCCTGCCGGATCGTGTCGTCCGAGACGAGCGGCTTGACGATCTCCAGGCCCTGCTGCTCGGCCCAGGTGCGGGCGTTCGTCTCGCGGCTGCGCTCGCAGTGCTCGTCGAAATCCGCGTAGCCGTACACGCGGTACTCAATCGGGCCGAACCGCAGCACGACGGAGGCGTTGCCCTCGGCGTCGTACACCGGGGTCGCCCCCTGCTCGGAGGCGAACACCTCCACCTCCGGGTTCACGTGCACCGGCGCCCCCTGCTCGGAGGCGAACACCTCCACCTCCGGGTTCACGTGCACCGGCGCCCCCTGCCAGTTCAGGCCTGCGATCGGGGCTGTCGGGTTGGCTTCCAGGAAGTCCGCGAACTCGCGCAGGGCGGTCACGAAGGTGGTGCGCTCGTCGGATGGGATGATCTCGTTCAAGGCGATGTGCCTCGCTCTCTTGATTCGGGTGATGCGGGGCGCGTAGCCGAGGGGTCGTCCGGGCCGGGAAGCTGCGGGCGGCCCCGCTGCACGCGGGGGTGCGTCAGGCGGCGGCGCGCTGCCTGCCGACGCGGGACTCCGGCGGGCGGGCGTCGTGCTCGGCCGACTCGTCGGGCGCTCCGGCGTCCTGGCCGAGCCCGGCAAGCCACGCGTCCACGACCTCTACGCGGGCCATGAGGCGCCCGGCGTGCACAAACGTCGCGGGGCCCTTTCCGGCCATCCGCCATTTGCGGTAGGTGCTGACAGCGATTCCGAGGCGGGTGGCGACGCCCGGGGTGACGGTTCCGTCGTCGTTCGTGTAGTCCTCGACGAACAGGAAGCCCGGCGGGAGCTTCTGGCGGGTGTACCGGCGGGGCATGGGGTTCTCCTAACGTGGGGGGCGATGATCGGGAGCCGGATCGGTTCGTTTCGGAGACGTCGGCGGCGTAAAAAGGACCAGCACAGCGACGCCGACGAGCTCCGCGACGAGGTGTGCGACGTCCAGGTCGCAGGTCTCCTGGGTGCCGTCGAGAAGCCTGCCGATCAGTGAGTGGTGGCAGCCGACGGCGGTTGCGAGGGTGCGTGTGCTGTACGGGGTTCCACGGCCCGGGTGCTCCATGAGCTTGCGGAGCAGTTCCCGGTCACGGAGCGTGTATCTGACTCTCAAGCGGATCTCCATCGGAACGTTTCGGCTCTCGATGGGTGTATCGAATCACATCAGATTCGATCCGTCTACCGATCCGACCGGCCGAATCGGGCGTATCCATGCGGAGACCGTCTCGTTACCATCACTGTGTAGACGATTCGTCTTTACGGCGAAACGGTTGTGCGGCCTGACCTGCTCTTTGTAGAGTCACGGCGAGATCATCCGAGAGACGGCCGCCGTGGATGAGATGCGAAAGGACCAGCGCATGGAGGCTCCGGCCCCCGACCTCAGCCGCAACACGCCCCCCACCGACCTACCGGCGGACATTGCAGACATGGACCGGGACATGCTGAGCCGCCTCGTTCGCGAGGTCAACGCCACCGGCGTGAGTTTCCAGAAGATGGCGGACCAGGCCCGGGGTTACGGCGAGACCTTGTCGAAGCCCTACTTCCAGAAGTTGGCCACCAACAACGTCACCACGCCGCCCAACGACGCCCGCCTGCGCGCCATCGCCGCCGGGCTCCAAAAGCCGCTCCGGGTCGTCCAGCGGGCGGCGGCAGCCCAGTACATGGACTACCGCTCGACGGAGCTGTCGGGCTACGACGAGGAGACGCGCATCATCGTCGCCCACCTGGCCGGCATGGACCCCAGCGAGCGCCGCCGGTGGAGGCGCATGATGGAGGCCGCAGAGCGGGACCCCGACGGGGATGCGTAGGCGGTCCTGCCCCATTGGCACCGATAGGCCCGCAGTCTGACGGAGCGTCACGAATGGCGCTGTAACGGGCTGTTGTGCGGACATGGGGACGGCGGTAGTTTCCTCATCTACACAGGTTCTTCATAGCGTTCGCCAGAGGGCCCGGCCCCCGCCGTCGGCGTGCTTGGAGTTGGGGGTTGACATGCTGTCCGTCCAATACCTACTCGATGACCTCGATCCGGAGATGCCCGTAGAGGTCTCGGAGCGCCGCGGAGAGGTCGTCTACCGGCTGTGCCGCGGTCTGTTCATGCCCGAGGGTGTCGCCGCCCTCAACGCCGCAACCACCGCGGTCCTGGCCGGCGGCCAGTGGTTCCAGCTGTGGCGGGGCGACATCATCTCCATGAACTCGCAGGAGACCAGGGGAGGCCGCAGTGGCGGGGTACATCGAGGACAGGTGGTTTCGCAAAGGACCCGCCGATCCTGAGACGGGCAAGCCGACCCGGGAGAAGACCGACCGCCACGGCAAGGGGAAACGGTGGCGGGTGGCCGGCATCCCGGGGGTGCGCGACCGGTCCTTCGAGAAGCTCGGAGGTGAGCACGGGGCGGATCAGTGGCTGAAGTCGTCAGCCACCGACACCACCCGCGGCACGTTCTATGACCCGCGTGACGGCACCATGCTCCTGGACGGGTACGTGCGGGTGCACTGGTGGCCCAACCTGCGCAAACCGCCGACCACGAAGGAGTCGATGCACTCGCGCGTGTTCAGGCACATTCTGCCGCACGCCGGGCATCTGCCGCTGAACCGGATCGGGTTCGAGGAGATCCGGGCGTGGCAGACGCGGGTGGAGCAGGACATCGACGTCGGCACGCTGGTCGTGACGTGGGCATACTTCTCCTCGATCATGCAGGCGGCCTACAAGGCGAAGAGGATCGCGGTCAATCCGTTCCGGGATCCCGACCTGGTCGCGCCGCAGCCGCCGAAGAGCAAGGCAAAGGCGTGGCCGCTGGAGACCGTCGCCGCCGTGCGCGGGGAGATGCCGGCGCGGTACCGCATCCTGGTCGACCTGGCCGTCGGCGCCGGCCTGCGTCAGGGCGAGGCGTTCGGCTTCTCGCCGGACGACATCGACGGGGAGGTCATCCACCTCGTGCGGCAGGTCGTCATCGTGGGCGGCAAGCTGGCGTTCTCGCCGCCCAAGGGGAACAAGGAGCGGGACGCGCCGTGTGCGCCCGAGTTGGCGCAGGCCGTCAAGGAGTACGCCAATGAGTTCCCCACGATCGAGGTGACGCTGCCTTGGATCGATCCGCGGCGTCCCAACCTGGCGTGGGATGCCCGTCCGAAGAGGACGGTGCGGCTGCTGGTCATTGCGGGGCGACGGGGCGGAGCCAGTGGCGGCGCGCTCAACCGGAACGTGTTCGATGCCAGCTACTGGAAGCCCTCGCTCGCCCGGGCCGGGGTGATCCCGGCTGCGACCGTGACGAAGGTGCTGGGCAAGAAGGGGAAGGTCTGGCGGCGCGTGGAGTGGGAGATGGACCGTGAGGACGGTTTCCATGTCCTGAGGCACACGTTCGCCAGCGTGGTGCTGGCGGCGGGTGAGACGATTACCCAGTTGGCCGCGTGGCTCGGCCATGCGGACCCGGCGTTCACGCTGCGGACTTACGTCCATTTCATGCCGGCGTCGGGGCGGCGCGCTATCGCGGCGCTGGGTAGGTGGGTGTCGTCGGAGCCCCCGGAATCGCTCTGACCGTTCTGATTCTCCCCAGATTCTCCCCAGGATCGCTTTGGATCTTGGAATCGGGAACGTTTTGCCTGGTCAGTGGCTTAGCCTGCCAACTTGGTGAGTTGTACTGGTAGTACTGCCAGCAATGCCGAGGTGGGGTCGGTGCGGTCATCCCCGGACGCTCCGCTTCTCCGTTTTCCCTGGTCATTCGTGTTCCGATGCTGGGTCGATGGTGGGTTCTATCGTTCCGATGGAACGCCGATGTAGAGAAAACTGGGTCTCCCCCGCCGCTCCCCACAGCCGTTCCTCCCCAGCCGCTCCCCAGAAAACCGCCCCCGACGTGGCCCGATGCGACAGAAGCCGCCCCCCGGATCACCGGGGGGCGGCGATGTGTCGCGGTGCTACTGCCCGAGCTGTCCCGGCGCGTAGGTCAGCCGGGCCCGCTCGGCGTGACGCTCGCGCTCGTGCTCCAGGTCGAGGACGCAGGCGAGGCAGGCACGCACGTCGTAGCGGACTCCTGCCGGCGTATCGATCTGGCCCAGGCGTGTCGTGAGTACCTCGCCGTGGCCGCATTTGAAGCATGGCCCGGGGGCCCACTGATACAGCCCCTCGATCTCGTCGTCCATACCGCCCTCCAGGAGAAGCGCCCCAGTGCGCACCCCCGTTGCAGCGGCGCGATCCGACTCCGGCGTGAGGTGCATTTTCTCCCCGTCCGTTGAGCAAAGGCGGTCATGGTTCGGATAGCTCACCCGATCGAGTGAACACGCGTTCGAATCTATCGCAGGACTCTGCACCGCGCGGCGTGTTGCGGCCGCACGGCACCTGACCTCCCCCTATCGATCTAAGACGTCAACCTCCGGCCGGAGGTTTTCTGACGGCTCCATACCGTGGCGGCTTGCAAGATCACCGCTGCCGGGGAGTCAGGATGGATGCGCCGCCGTATCAGCGGCTCGCCACCCAGCTTCGGCAGCGCATCGCGAGCGGCGAGTGGCCCCCCGGCGCCCGGCTGCCGTCCGGCCGCGAGCTCCGCGAGGAGTACGACGTCGGGCGTGGGGTAGTTGAGTACGCCGTGGCCCAACTCCGGCGTGACGGACTCATCGAGACCAGGCCCGGCGCCCGCCCCGAGGTCGCCCGACACGCCCTCCCCGAGCGGATCCTGATCGATCCCCGCGACGACTGGCCCTACACCCGGGCCGAGCCCGTGCGCGGCACCCGTCAGGCCGGCCCGGAGCTGGCCGGCCGGCTGCAGGTCCCCGACCGGACGCGCCTGGTATGGACGCGCTGGGAGTGCCTGGGTCCGGACGACTGGCCCGCGATGCTGGAGACCACCTGGCGCCGCGGTGCCGCAGTCCGCCCGTACAGCGATGCTTCGGTCCAGGCGCACGTCGGGGAGTTCAGCGCGGACGAGGCGCGGGCTCTCGGGCTGGCCGCCGGGCTGACCGCTCTGCGCGTGCAGCGGACCCGCTATGGCGATGACGGGCGTCCCGTTGAGACTGCTGATCTCGTCCTCCGCGCTGATCGGTGGGGCATCTCCCTGTAGCCAGACGTGTCCCGCCCGCCGGTTTCGGGGTGCCGGCGGGCGGTGTGGGGGGTCCCACTGTCCCCCGCATGCATAAATGCGTCCACCCCTCGGGCGTGAAAAAGGCGCAACTCTGCCCCGGGTGCCGGGATTTGTCCCGCCGCCGCCCGGCGGG